TTGATCAAGTAGAACAATAGCCATCTTGTCTTGATTTTCTGGACTAAATAAATCAGTTGCAGGTATACCAGCTCTTGTATATAATGGATTACCTGGCCCAACACCACTATCGTTATTATAACCACGTAAAGTATCTTCCATAATTTGATAACGACCTGATGCTTCTGATAATTGAGTTTTATCAATACTTTCTTGCCAATCTAAGACTTGTTGTATAGTCATTTTAGTTAGAGGTTTAGATGGATATAATGATCTTGAAACAAGTCCTGATATATCGTCATAACCTTCTGATTCTTTATTACCGATAAAATCAAGTAATGGAGTAGCTGCAGTTTGTGTTGCAGCAGTAATTTCAGAAAGTATTGGCTTAGCTGGGAAATCACCGCCTCTTGTTTTAGCTGAGTAACCCGAACTTCCTAATGAACCCATATCATAACGAGGACCAATAGATGTATTTTTACTTGGTGGCTCTGGCGCTTTAACACCACCGGCTCCCCAAGCAATTTCTGGTACTGCTGATCCAGGAATAAATGGTTTTTGCATAACAGGTGGAATTAAGAATTTTGCTCCAATTACAGCGTTAAGCGCTGCTGCTCCACTTGGCCTTGGTGGTATGGGAGGAGCAAGGTTAACAAATCCAGATCCAACATTAACAATTGGCCCACCTACATTTGTTTGTATTCCACCCTGAATGGCTAAATCAATTCCAGCATCGATATCTGTAAAAGCACCGCCTGAAAGGTATGCTCCAACACCACCTTTAGCATGCCAATTTACTAAAGCCTGTTGGTTAATATTAATTGCACTTATATTCATTTCAGCGATTGATTGAACGTTAACTTGTGTATTACCACGTAAGTGTAATTTATCTGTAGCATCTACCTGAATCTTTTCTGCCTTAATTGAAATAGCACCATACTTTGGAGGAAATCCAAGACCTACAAGACCTGTAGATATATTTGTTTCTTTTGCAGATTTAATAGACATTGTACCAACGTTTGCGTCAAGTTTAACATCCGCGCCACGTACCTGAGCTTGTTCTGAAGCATTAATTGTTGCTTGCCCACCAACTGATAACATATAGTTACCGTGTACTTGTGTTTGGCAATCGCCTTCAATTTCTTCGATTTTATTACCTTTTACATAAACATATGAGTTACCTAAAATAGTAACTGTACTCATACCACCAACAACGACATGCTGTTTTCTATCCATTACATCATAATGGTCGCCTTTGGTTTTATTTGTAGTAGTACCACGATCATCGATTTGAATAAAGGAACCAGATTTATGATGAATCATAATTCTTTCTGATCCAGGAGTATCATCTAATTCGATAGTATGAGAACCTGATTCAATAACTTTGTTATGTGGATATTCAGCATCGTATGCTGCTCCTGGCTCATCCCATTTATATTCAGTACCACCAATAGGAACATTAACTGCTCTACCCATTTCTTGTTGTAAAACATATGAGTCTTGAATATATTCACCACGAGCTAAATCACTATTTGATGGCTTACCTGAGTCTTCAGGTCCAGCACCTTTTGCTAAAAGATCTCCGTCTCTTGGTGGAATCCAACCCCAGCCAAACTTTGCTGGATCGATTTCATCTATTGCTTGTGTTGGGATAAGGCCAAGTATCATTGGTTGTTGGGCATCTCTACCGTCTAAGAACATTCCATATACCCAAGAGTTAACCCTAGGAACTACGTTTGGATCATATCCACCTTGAGCAACAATAGCCCAAGGAAGCATATCCGTGGGAACCTCATCAACTGTTCCATGCACTCCAAAGGCACGAACTCTTACTCTACCTTCTAATCGTTGGTCAACATTACCTTCGATTACACCAATAAAAAATAATGGATTTCTAATTCCTGCGCCATGTTCATGCATTATATAGTTACTCCAATGTCGGCAGTTTCTTGTTTAACTAATTCTTCTTGACCACTATAATCGAATTTAACGATATTAAGTGTCGTGTTCAATACACCTTCAGACATTTTATGTTGAGTTGATTTAATTAAATATCGACCTGATAATGTATCATTCATAGAAAGTACGTTATCAACGCCATCTAATGCTTTCATTTCTAACTTTATAATCTGACCAGGTCGTAAATCTATTCGGCCTTTAAGCTGAGCCATAACATTTGTATTATGAAGATGGTGATAATAAGAAACTCTGTTATGTACAATATCAGCAAAGTGCTGATCACGTTTAATATTAGATGGACTATCACCGTCTCCATTATAATCTTTAAACACCATAAACGTTCTTGCATTTTCTTTTGTAAACGTTTCTTTTCTAAATTTTTCCGTGTGTGGATTATCTTCTATATTTCTAGGCCTACCCGACATATCAACGTATGATGTCTTTTCAAAATCAAACATTGAATCTGTTAATCTCTTTTTAATTAAGTCAACTTGAATAACTCTATTTATGTAAGCACCAGAAACTAAATCGGTTGACGTATCGATACCTTTTGATAAAACTTGTAAATTTTCTATTCTATTAAATTGTGCTTCAACATTTCGAGCGTCAAGATCTACAACTGGCGCATAGAATAATGTTGTAAGACTATCTTTATCTTCAGCTTCTAAGTTATTTGCTCTTTTAATAAAGAATTCGTCTGTGCAAAAATAGTAATCTTCAATTGTTTCAAAGAATCGAAATGTTTGAGACGGTGTTGAAGGATTATATGATCTTGATGCTAAAAAGTTCATTGCCCTTGCTGGCTCTAAATCTGGTATAACAACTTGAGTTTGATTTTTTGTCTTTTGAATAATTAAAGATCTATCAGGATCATCTTGAGCTTTACCATCTTTAATTAAGTTATAAATTGTAGATTCATAAGGAAGCGGTTTCTTTTTTAATAATGGATCATTCTCATCGCCATCTTTTAACTTAGCATACTTATCATTAAATACAGAATGAGCCATTGCGCCTGGTGTTGTAAGATAACCAGCAAGAACCTTTTTAGTAGATGATTTAAATGATTGTTTTGAAACAAAATGAATAGTATACGTTACACCATTAGTACTTGGTCTTGGCGTAATATCAGATACTCTATGTACACGAGCAGCAATGGATATCTCAGTTCGAAAATCCATGCCAACCAAAGTAAGATTTAATGTTTCTTCGCCTTGAATAGGCATACCTTCTAATACGTTAGAAGTATCAAGAACATCAATGCTCCCACTATAGGCAACAGTATCCATAGACTGATTAATCTCAAACCCATAAATGTAGTTTGATGAGATATCTCGTCTAGTTTTGCCGTCATATGAAATAAGCTCGGCTCGAGTTACTTCGACTGTTCCGGGATTAATATCTTCTGCCATTTACCTGTCTTTTATTTTGCGTGCAAATTCTTTTGTGATAAGTGGTAAGTAACTATTATCAATAAGGAATATTTCTTTTTTGTTTTCGTTTTCAGCCAATTCCTGATCATAAACTTTCCATTCTTTCCACTCTTCAGGAATGATTCGTTTAATAATAATTTTACGACCTTGTTCAGTTCGTAGAATAATGCGATCTTCTTTACGTAAATAAATCGTTTGGAAAGATTCTGGCGCTAATTTTACTATGTCTACTGCCATCTTTTATACAACCTTATAGTAATAGATAATGTTATCACCATTATCGTCTTTTGTCCATTCAACAACTTCATCGCCAAGCTTACCAGATTCTTCTCTATACTTTTCTGTTAAATAAGCATTAAAATCAGCTTCTGCCATTGGCCACTGATGATAAGGATCAATAATATTGTTTGATATATTAACTAACCAAACATAGTCTGGTGATCCATAATAAGCGTTTGCAACATCTTCTGCTCTATAACCTTCTTTAACTGTATAAGGTAAATATAGCATAGGATTAGATGTAACAAAATTCGTAAAACTATTTCTACGAGTAATATCTTTTACTTGTACACCTTCATAATCTATTGTTGGAAATCTTGAAAAATACTTCATTATGCAAACCCTCCGCCACCTTGATTTGAATACACATCAGGCTGATAATTCATTGCAAGCTCTTCCTCATCTAATGTTACGCCTGGCTCTGTTGTTGATGGAGCACCGTAATCTGCAGCTGTTTCAATTTGTAATTCTTGTAGACTTACTGATATTTGAACTCCAGCTGGTCTTCCGCCTGCCATTACTGCTAATGTTCCGCCACCGGCATAATCAACAGTCATAGAGGTAACCATACACGGCTTAAACTGCATGTAAAAAGTTTCGTCAACACCGATAAGAAATATCTTACATGTGCGTGGAAACTTTAAGAAGGCCTTTTTAATACCTTGGGATCCGGTACCAATATCTACTGTTTCAGGTAATACATTTAATTTTAAAGCTTTAATAACATCTTGAATTCTTTGAGAATCTCTTGCATTGTCTGGAAATAAATCCCATTGGAAAGTATGAGTTCTAAGCGATACACCTTCAAATGAAATTGTTTCTCTTGGGTTTAATGTTTGGCCTACTGAAAGATTTACTGCTCCGGCTAAACTATCTGGAATAAATTTAGATAACATAAATCGAGTCATACTTGCTGCATCAGCTGTAGAAGTTTTAGTAAGACTTGCAATCATATCTTTAATAGCACCTGAGCTTCCACTACTTGCTGCGCCGGCCATTGCACCCATATTTTGTATTGCTTTTGGAATATCTCCAATAGCACCGCCTTCGCCTTGAGATGCTTTTATAGCAGTTTGTACTAATCCTTCAATCAAAGGATTTT